AAAATTCACCAAGAGAAACGTATTTGTATGCAGTTAGTACTACATGATCTAGATATTCTGTTATTAAATTTTCAGGCCAATAAGCTGTAGTTGCACCAGATGCAGATAATCCAGTTCCTTGATTATATTCAATTTTTGCTAAAGAAGTTTTTGTACTTGGTGCTGTACTTTGTGGGGGTTGGGCAGGCATTATTCTCCTATAAATATTTTTAAAACTTCAGAATGAAAACATATAAAGGGTCTTATAAACCAAAAAATCCCTCTAAATATAAAGGAGATTACACTAATATTATATATAGGTCATCATGGGAACTTAAATTTATGAAGTACTGTGATACTTGTGTTGATGTTATGGAGTGGGGTTCTGAAGAGTGTGTTATACCATATCGTTCTCCCCTTGACGGAAGAGTACATAGATACTTTGTTGATTTTTATTTAAAAGTCAGAGAAGTTAGTGGTTCATATAAAAAATATTTAGTTGAAGTTAAACCAAAAAAACAACTCACCCCACCATCAGTACAGAAACGCGCAACGAGACAATATATTTCTGAGGTTGCCGAGTATGCAAAGAATCAAGCTAAATGGAAAGCAGCAGAAGATTATTGTGCTGACAGACAAATGAAATTTTTAATACTCACAGAAGATCATTTAGGTTTTAAATAAATGGCAAAGAAAACCGAAAAACATGAATATCTGTATGATCCACAGGTAAACATATTTGATGTTATTCGTGAACTTTCTACACAAGAACCTAGATCATATTCTTGGTATAGAGATACAATTGATGCATTCGCCAGAACTGCAGATGTAACAAGAAGTATTTTTTCTCTTCAAGATTTAATGGTTCCTTCTACTGGAGGAATGTACTTTTTTGAGTATCAACCATACTATGCAAAAAGATTATTTCGATATGATACTTTTCCTTTAGTCTATGTTATTCGTTTAACACAGAATGGATTCTATGGTGCTAACTTACATTACTTAAGTATTCGTGGAAGAATGGATGTTGTGTTGTCACTTGAGGGTGGTAAAATGAGATTTCCTAAGAAGACATTACATGCTTACAGATTTGATGCAATGGTAACCCCATTAATGCAGATAAATAATGAAGATTGGAAAACAGCTTTATTTCTTCCAGTAGAGAGGTTTGTTACAAGGTAATGCCAGATCCACAACAGTTTTTAAATACGGTATCCGAACCGAGTTTCATGCAGTTTGATTCTTTAGTCAAACAGTATGGAATAAGCTTAAGCAACTATTACACAATAACTTTTGATCAATCCAAGGGAGGAATTTATCAAAAAATAAATCCAAACTATGCAAGTAATCTTGCGCTGATTGAATACTATTGTGATGAAGTTAGTTTACCTGGAATGAATATTTCAACTGGAGAGTATTCAATCAATGGTGCTCCTCAATATAAGTATGGATATAAATCAACATACAGTGAAGCATCAATGACATTTCTGTGTGATGCACACATGAATCAAAAAAAAGTATTTGATGCATGGATGAATAAAATTCATGAAATGTCACCCAATAGAGCTACTGGAGCAGGAGTAGGTCAACCATTGATTTCCAGAGTAGGATACTTTGATGATGTTGTTGGTGATATTCTTGTTGCTAAATATGAAAGATTTGGTAATGGTGCTAGAGATAAATTTTTACCATTTGATCCTAATTCACAAAATAATCCATTGTTGGCTGGTTATACAAAAATCAGTCCACCTGGAGAACCAGCGAAGTATTTTTATTCTGGACAGTTAAGATATTCTGCACGACTTGTTAACGCATTTCCAACTTCTATTTCCTCTATATCTTTGAGTGGTGGTTCATCACAAATCAATAGAGTTACAGTTACATTTGAATATCAATATCATCTTCTCAGCAGTCTTGAATACAATAATTTGGAAGTTGGGAATACTACTAAACCATCTACAAATGTTCGTCCATTTAACAACTAAATAATTTTTGTGTAGTGTTTATTTTTATATGGAGTAATTATGCCTTTACCAAATCTTGTTACACCAACTTATGAGCTTGAACTTCCTTCTACTGGTCAAAAATTAAAGTATAGACCATTCTTAGTAAAGGAAGAAAAAATTCTGATTCTTGCGATGGAATCTGAAGATGAAAAACAAATCATGAATGCAATTAAAACGATTCTAAAAAATTGTCTTCATAGTAGTAAAGTAAAAGTTGACGAGTTATCTACATTTGATATTGAATTTTTGTTCTTGAACATTCGTGCAAGATCAATCGGAGAAGAAATTGAAGTAGGTATTACTTGTCCAGATGATGACGAAACTGTAGTTACAGTTAAGATTAATATTGATGACATTAAAGTTTCGAAACCAGAAAATCATTCAAGAGATATTGAATTGACTGATGATGTTGGACTTATTATGAAATATCCAAGTATAGATACCTTTGTTAAAACAAACATGGGTACAGGAACTCAACTAGATGATGTTTTTGAGATTGCTTGTGGATGTATCGAACAAATTTACGAAGGTGAAAATGTTCAAGAAGCAACCAATTATTCTAAGAAAGAACTTTTGGCATTCTTAGAAACTCTGAATACAAAACAATTCATGAAGTTACAAGAATTCTTTGAGACCATGCCAAAACTTTCACACAAACTTACTATCACCAATCCTAACACAGGTGTTGATAATGAGATTGTACTAGAGGGGCTAAACAGTTTTTTCGCCTAGCATTAATCAATGAATCTCTAAATAACTATTATGAAACCAATTTTTCATTGTTACAACACCACAAGTGGAGTTTAACAGAAATTGAAAATATGATCCCGTGGGAAAAAGAAGTTTATGTTGCGATGCTGATTCAGTGGTTAAAAGAGGAAAACGATAAAGCAAAACAAAAAAACAATTTCTAGGATAAAGAGTTAGGATGAATTCTCCCTTACTACCATCTTCTAAAAAAGGTGGTGCTTTGGCAAAGTCAGATGGACAAAAGAGTTTTCTTAACTCTTTTTCTCCAAAGTCATTAAAATCCATTGTAGACGCAGAGAAGAAAGAGGCAACTACGGTTGGTGACCTCAAGACATCCTTAGCAAAAATTTTCAAATTAGAAAAATCATCTCAAGAAAGAGAGTTAAAAAATCAAGCAGAAACAAGAAAGCTCAGAGAAAGACAAAAAGCATTAGATGAAGAAGCAAAGTCAGAAGACAAAAAAAATTCTTCTCTGAGAGACAAAATTAATTCTCAAGCAAATGCAACTTGGAAGAAATCAAAAGATATTCTAGGAGGATTCTTTTCTTTCTTCCAAGATATGATTAAGATGTTTATTGCATATAAGATTCTCGATTGGGTTTCTAATCCAAAGAATCAACAACATGTAAAAAACATTCTAACATTTTTCAGGGGTGTTTATGATTTTATTGTTGCGACAGTCAATATAGCAGGTAAGATATTTGAAGGTGGTATTGCAGGGATAACAGCCACTTTTAATATTATTAAGAAAGTAACTGGTGGACCAGTAGAAGTTTTATTCAAGATCGTAAAAAATGTCGGATTAGTATTTGGTGCATTACCATCGATACAACCAGCAATGGAGGGACTTGTTGGTGCATTGAGAGCAGTACCAAACATCATCAAACAAATTGTTAGTACGATAACATTTGGTCTTGTTGGTGGTGTAGAGAAAGGTGTTGACGATGGAGTTGCAGGAGCAGGTAAAGACGCAGGAAAAGAAGCAGGAAAAGGAGCAGGTGAGTCTGCAGCAAAAACTACTGCAAAAGAAGCTGGTGAGACTGGTGTAAAGAGTGCAGGAAAGGCTGCAACTGAAGCTACAGCAAAGACGGCAGGAAAAGCAGCAGGAAAAAATGCCGCAAAAGGAGTTGGTAAAGGTTTAGGTAAATCATTACTTAAAAAAATTCCTGGTGTGGGATTGATTGCTGGTGGAGCATTTGCAACTGGTCGTGCAATGCAGGGAGATTTCCTTGGAGCAGGAATGGAACTTGCATCAGGTGTTGCTGGAACAATGCCTGGTCTTGGAACAGCAGCATCTATAGGTATTGATGCTGCTCTTGCAGGAA